TCGGAAATCCCGATGAGTTGACTAAGTCTGAGTTCTGCAGATTTATTTGGAACATTACAACAGGTGTAACTCCTGAGAAGTTTCATTTACTTGCTGATGATATAAAAGAAAGTATTAACCAGCGATTCCTTGCTATGTGCAGAACTATCGGTTACATCCTCCACAATTACAAAGATCCTTCTGTACCTCGTGCTGTCATGTTAACCGATGAAGTTATATCAGATAATCCTGAAGGTGGTGTAGGTAAAGGAGTTTTCCTTAAAGGTCTATCCAAAATAAAAAACACTGTTACAATGGATGGCAAGACATTTAATCCTAATAAAGCATTCCTTTGGCAGCGTGTAACTCTTGCAACGCAAATCATAGCACTAGAAGATGTTGTTCGTTTGTTTGATTTTGAGAAACACTTCTCAATGGTTTCTGAAGGTATTGAAGTCGAAAGAAAAAATCAGCATTCTTTTTATATTTATTATCCTGATTCTCCTAAGCTTATCATTACCTCGAACTATATCATTCAAGGCTCAGGAGCTTCCCATGAACGCAGACGCATCGAGATAGAGCTTAAGCAATACTATAAGCCTTCCTTCTCCCCTCGTGATGAGTTCGGACATAATCTTTACGATGATTGGCTCAAATGCGATGAAAAGAATAACTATGATCCTTACTGCCAATGGAATCTATTCGATAACTTTATGATGTGGTGCGTGCAACAGTACCTCCTACATGGAGTAGCTAAGCCAGTCAATAAGAACTTAAGCCTTAAGAAACTGAAGAACGCAGTGCCTGATACCTTCATCGAATGGTTTAAGCTAAAAGAGTTTGAACATGGCATCTATCATGAGCTTGGAGCAGTGGCTAATGAGTTTAGAGCCATCGATCATGACTGTGCTAAGGTTACCAATCGGAAGATTAGTAGCTGGATTAAGCATTATTGCGATTATTGGAAGTTTGAATATTGTAGCAAAACAACTCGAACAGGTGCTCAATTCATCATAAATCCTCCAAAAGCGTGATGAATGGACAAAAGTGCGTGATGATTAACTCATTGATTCTCTAAAGAATGTGATGAATTGACAATAAAAAACACCAAAAAAACTATTCCAACTATTTTACTTATACCCTTTACTTTATTATTATTTTATACGATTCTAAGAAATATTCATCACAAAAAGAGATAAAGAACTAATAATCAGTAACTAATTCATCACATAATTCATCACATTTAAATAATTATTACTAACTTTAAAAAAAAAACTATTATGGCTTACGAGTTAAAAGAATTGCAAGGAAGTCTGTTCAAGAACAGCAAGAAATTAACTGAACAACATCCTGACTACACAGGGAAGTTGAAAGTAAATGGTGTGGAACTAATGCTTTCAGCATGGGTTGCAAAGACTAAGGATGGAAGTAGCTACCTGAACATAAAGGCTAAGGAAGCTATGCCCAGCGTCAATACAGGCTCTTCAGATAACTTTGGAGCAGCGAATGGTACTGACTTACCTTTTTAATAAGTTATCGCTTAAAACGCTTTAAAATGCTTATTTCAATCATTCATCCGAGTTTGGGCAGACCTGTCCAGGCTCGGAAGTGTTTGGATCACTGGATGGCAACAGCTTCAGGAGATCATGAGATTGAGTGGATAGTCAGCCTATCTCATTCCGAGAAGATGCTTGGCGATTACAATCAGACATTCATTGACTCAGGTGCTATCTTAGTGCTGCTGCCTACTACTAACATGGTTGAGGCAACTAATGAAGCTGCTAAGCTTTGTGCTGGTGAGCTCATCATCCTGGTGTCTGATGACATGTTTAGCTGTGAGATGTGGGATACTCGGATGCTTCATAAGTTGGAGATGATAGATGGACCTGCTATCTTACAGGTCTATGATGGCATCACATCTAAGAAGCTTACCATACCCATTATGAATCGAGAAGCTTATGCTAAGTTAGGTTACATCTATCATCCTGAATATAAGTCTATGTTTGCTGATGATGACTTAAGAGGCACAGCCATGAAGCATAAGATGTATTACAATGCAACGGATATCTATATAGAGCATCGGCACTTCTCAATAGGTAAGGCTAAGTTTGATCAAACATATAAACAAGAGAATAATCATATTGTCTATAAGCAAGGTGAGATAACATACTTTAATCGTGCTAGACTAAAATTCCCCTTATGAAAAAACTATGGTCTATTGTAGTGCTAACCATTCCAGGTCGTGAGATGTTACTTGCTAGGTTAATGGCTCGACTTAATGCTCAGCTTAACATTCACATTGAGGTTAAGGTTTACCCTGACTCAATAGCTAACATAGGAGCTAAGCGGCAGAGAGCATTGGATGAGTGCGAAAGTACATACATCAGCTTCATTGATGATGATGACTTAGTGCCTGCCTTCTATATATCACGCATCATGGATGAGCTCAAGTATCAGCCTTATGGAGTAGGCTTCAGGGGTATCATCACTTCGGACAATGAGAAGCCTATTGAGTTTATCCATCGTGCAGGTCAAAAATATATCGACAAGATTATCAGGTCTAATGATTGCTACATCTATCATCGGCCATTGAATCACTTGAATCCTGTCATGACTGATATTGCTAAGGAGATAGGCTTTAAAGATTGGCCTACTTATAGTGATAGGGATTACAGCATCCGATTAGCTGACTCAGGACTTATCAAGGATGACTGCTTCATCGATGAGTTCATGTACTTTTATCAGTACCGTAAGAAACGAGTAAGAGTGTAGTATCTTTGTAGCATGGCAAATACATTTAACAACTATCCACAATCAGTAATTGATGCAGCCAAGAGAGGCATCAGATTAAATGATGATGTAGGTAATAGATGTGCAACACAGGTAGGTAAGATAAGAGCTCAGCAGTTAGCTAATGGCGAGTCCATTACGCTGTTGACTGTTAAGCGGATGTATAGTTACTTGAGCAGAGCTGCAACCTATTACAATGCGAATGATGAACAGGCATGTGGAACTATCAGTTATCTATTGTGGGGTGGTGAGCCTGGTCTGACATGGGCCGAGAAGATACTTAAACAAGAAGGCGAGATATGATAGGCGATAAGAACTGGATTAAGGATGTGTTCAAGGATTACTTGGACGAGTACGACCTGTATAAGTTCGCTGCTGATATGAATGCTTTGCCTCCAAAGGATAGGCTTAAGGCAGTTAATGATATGATAGGTTACATATACCCTAAGATGAGCAGTCAAGAGATTAAGACTACTGATAACGAACTTATTATAAAGATAGTGCGTGAGTGAGATAGTCATCAAACTTAAAGAGCTTCACACAGGTCAGACTAAGGTCCTTGCTGACTCATCCAGGTACAATGTGCTAAAGATTGGGAGGCGATGGGGTAAGACTACCTTAGCTGTTAATGAGCTGCTACCTCAGATAGCTCTTGATGGTAAGCCATGTGCATACTACGCACCTACCTATAAGGACTTGAATGATGTATGGATAGAGCTCAAGACAGCTCTTAATGATGTCATACTAACCAAGAACGAGCAGACCAAGCAGATGCGATTGATTACAGGTGGAGTGATTGACTTTTGGTCTATGGATGAGCCTGACAGTGGTAGAGGTAGGAAGTATGCAAGGGTAGTTATTGATGAAGCTGAGAAGGCTAAGAAGTTTAGGGAGGCATGGAATCAGACTATCAGAGCTACACTGTTGGACTATAAGGGAGATGCATGGATTCTATCTACTCCTAAGTTCGGGCAGACTTACTTTAAGGAGTTATTCAACAAAGAAGATGAGAGCTGGAGCTCCTTTAACCTAAGCACCTATGATAATCCTCATATTGATCCTTCGGAAGTGGATCACTTGCGTGAGCAGTTGGATGAGCTTACCTTCCGATGTGAGATACTTGCAGAGGATGTGGATGTTACCAATAATCCATTCTCTTATGCTTTTGATGTTAAGCATATTGAGCCTGTGGAGTATGATTCAAGTCATCACTTATACCTATCCTTTGACTTCAATGTTGATCCTATAACATGCATAGCGGTGCAACAGATCAATGGATGCATCAATGTGGTAAAGGAGTTCTATCTTAAGAACTCAGACATCTATCAACTATGTGATCATATCATCGTGGCCTTCCCAAAGGCATCCTTTATCATTACTGGTGATAGCACTGGAGCTAATAGGTCAGCCTTGACTCAGGGTAACTTAGGCTATTACGATGTGGTGCAGACAAAACTAAGATTAGGCAGAGCACAGATGAAGCAGCCATCAGTGAATCCATCCATCCGAGATACGAGAGTCCTTGTCAACAGTCTGCTTCAGAACTATTGCGTCAAAATTGATCCTTCATGTGAGTGGCTGATTAAAGACTTGAAGTATGTGGAGGTAGATGGGGATGGAGATATCATTAAGGACAGGCGGACTGACTTAAGGAAGGCCGATTTATTGGACTGCTTTAGATATTATTGTAATACTTTCCATCGTGATTGGATTCGCTT